GTCTGGTAATTGATCAATATGATGCTTTTGTACACTATATCCAACTCCACATCCGCTCAACAATAAAAACATTATTTCGCTAAATGAACGCCAATCATCAATAGGTAAAAAAGAGCAATTAAATATACGAGCATTATTAAGTTCAATGGGTTTACCCGCAAACTGTAAGCTACGCATTGATGGTAATACTTTTTTAGCATATACCAATTTATAAGCTGCTTCGATTTCTTTTGTTAATTGAGGAAATTTTGCTTGGTGCATTTCCTTATTTCTTGTTACTAATTCATCCCATGTTTCTCTTCTGTTCAGTGATGGGACAAATTTGGCATACTTCATGTATGTTGTGATGTCACTGAGAATACTCTGCGTTACGTCCATTTTTAGTGAAAGTTTTAAATTTTATTTACCTAATTTACAATAATTCTTTGATTGCCTGGGTGTAGGCTGATTTGGGTTTTAATCCAATAATTTTATTTACAACTTGACCATCTTTTTCAAATATAACAGCAGGAATGCTTGTTATTGAATAGGCTTGAGCCATAGCTGTATTTGTATCTACATCTATATCTATATAATTAACGTCAGATATCTCTCCCTTTATTTGTGCGAAAACAGGAGACAATGTCTTACACGGACCACACCATGCAGCCGAGAATTTAAGAACCTTTACCATAGTATTTTTTATTTGTGAACATAAATATAGTATATATTATTATTCTATTTTAAGTTTCATAAAATTACTTAAATATTTTTTTTCATCATTGTTTACCCCATTATTAAAAGGAGAGTTTGGGGGTCTTGAGGAAGGGTTATCCATTCCGTCTTCATCCATTGGTTCTTCATCTATATCTATGTGGCCTGTTGCTGTATCTATTTTAGCAAAATAAGTCATACCATCCATCCCATATCGATTTTTCATAATATGGAAGCGACCAGTTCCATTTACTTTATCTTGACGCTTTCTTGATAAAGATAATGCGAAATCAGTAATCATAATTTTATCATATGAGCCTGCTGCTTTATCTCCTTCAATAACATCATCTTTAGCACCCGCACGATTTACTTGAGATACTGACCAGACAGGAACGTTTATCTCACGGGCTAACCCTTTTGTGGCAATGTATATATCATCTATTTCTTCCTTTCTTTCTTTACTTAAACGCTTAGAACGAAGTAAATCTACATAATCAATTAAAACTAAATCCGGTTTATTATCTAAATCTGTTAATTTTTGGATATGAGATTGTAATGTACTAATAGTGGCTTTTCCAGGTGGGTATTCTTTAATTGTAAGTGTTCCTGGTAATTTAGCAATTTCGCTTTCTACTTCAGTTCTAAAATTACTAATTAAATTAACTGGTTTATTGGCAAAATAGGCATCATATCGTTTACCAACGTATCCTTCACTTAATTCTAACGTATAGTGAACTACATTATAACCTAAACGTACTGCCCAGGCGCCTAAAGCAACTAAAGTCCATGACTTACCTCCTCCAGGATTACCAAATATTAAACCAAAATCACCATTTCCTAATCCACCACCTAATAATTCATTTATTAAATCCCAAGGAGTTGGAACTGTATTTCTCATTTCATCTCTATATCTTGTTTCAATATCTTTACTATACTCATGACCTATATTTTTATCTTGACCTGCTTTTAAAGCATTATCAATAATAGTTCTAATGTCATCGTACATACCTGATTGTAACAAATCCACAGATTGTAAGAGCGCTCCTTTAAGTTGTTGGTTTTTACAAAAGTTACTAAATTCTTCTTCAACATATTCATTATCATCATTGGCAACCAGAAAGGCTTCTTTTAATTGTTCTATTACAGATGTTTTTAAAACATCATTTTCTATTTTTTTAACTTCTACTTGTAGTGTTTCTAAAGTAGGAGTAGCGTGATACTTATCAAAATAAGATAATGTAGTTTGAATCAACCACTGATGTGCTTGATTATCAAAATAATTAGGGGTGATTGTATCACGAATTGTTAGAATAAATTTTTTATTCTTTAATAACGAGTTGATAACTTTGATTTGAAATCCAAGTCCGTACTGAGATAACTTATTAAATGCAACCATAATTGTTTTTTATTTATATGATGTAAGATACGAAAAGGTATTTGATAACCAAAATTCTACGTTGGGAATTGAGTTGCCTAAAAAATCTTCGTTATACATTCTTAAAAATTCTGTTCTATTATATTTGTAAGGAGATGTTACTATTAATTCTTCAATTTCAGCAACTGCTTCTTCCGTTAATACTGGATTAGTTAAATCCATTAATTGTCTGTTGATATCTAGTTGATGTTTAAAATTAACTATATTACCATACAGAGCATGTTCTCCAATTTTTTCTTCTGCTTTATCTATCATATACTTAAAAGTATATTTTTCTTCATTTACAAATTCAGGGAATAATTTTAGGAGTTTTTTATGTCCTATACCTCTTACTCCAGGTAAATTATCAGAATCGTCTCCAGTTAATATTTTATAATTAAGATAATTAGCCGCTGATACTTTATATTCATCCAATACCATGCGGGGATTATAGAATTTTTTCTTAACAGGAGAATAAACGGATACTCTATTATTTATCAATTGTAAAAAATCTTTATCAGCAGACATAATTACTACCTCACCGGGGAGATGGGTAGCTAAGTGTCCTATAATATCATCAGCCTCAATTTTATCAACTGCAATAAGATTAACAGGAAGTATCTGAAGGTAATTTACTAGCCTAATTATTTGGTTTTCAATTGATTCAGTTTCTTCTTCCTTATTATCAAATGTATCCCAATTAGTTACCTTAATAAGTTTTCTATTTGCTTTATACTCAGGATAAAGGTATTTTCTGTTTGTAGTACTACCTGCTCCTTCAAAGCATAAAATAACTCTTGTAGGTTTAATATGGTTAATTGCAAAACCTATTGATTTTAAAAAACCAGTAAGTCCTCCTATATGATGCCCCTGATAGTTGAGGTGTTGTATCATTGTAAAACACCTTAAAAAGGTATTCATAGAATCTATCAGAAGCACCTTGCTGTTTAAATGCAAGGGCTCCTGTTTAGAATCTTTTATGTTGTCGAGTAGGGATTTAAAAAAATCTTTATTATTCATTTGTTTCAATAGTAGTAGGTTCGTTGTCAAATATGTCTCTGATATCTTCTTCTCCATCATTTTCTTCTACAATATCAAAGTCTTTTGTACCCAATACCTGAAGCCATTCAGCCGAGTGTGCTTTTTTATACTCGTCGACTGCTTTTTTATCATCTTCTATAAAACCATGGACTGTCATAATTGACGCTCCTTTACTAGTAACACCAGTAATATGGTTTTTATCACAACTGATTTTAGTTCGTTTAGCAAACTCTACATCTTTACCATTCTTAGTTGCTTTAATTTTATTAGTACCACTATTAGTAACGTTACCAAAAGTAATAACTAATGAAGAATCAAAGAACATAGTGTCACCACCTTTATTTTTCATTTTAGGTTGTTCCATTGGTGAGTTAGGTTTTGCTACCCATATCTTATTAACAGCAACCAATGTATTAGTATAAGGCATATTTTCCTTACGTGACAATACTATCTGTTGATTAATAAAATTTCCAAATTGCTGAGACATAGCACCGGCATTCCACTCATTATTATTCTTTTGAGATTCTATACTTAATCTGCATGGGATAGAACCCACGGAGTCCCAAAAGAAACATAAGTTATAAGGTAAAGCGCCTGTTTTTTGTTCATGTAATAAATCAGCAATAAATGCCGCTACATCTTCAATAGTATTTAAAGCACTTCTATCAGTATAGATAAAAAATCCTTTATAATCTACTATTTCACCTGTACTTTCATCAACTACAGGGTCAATTTCAAAACCCATTTGTTGAGCATGATCCCAATTCCATTTCATTTCAGTAATGATGAATACGGGTAATACTCCCATTTTTTGTGCAGCGACAGCTGCTTCAAGTAATGCTGTTGTTTTACCTGTATCCGAGTGACCACGTAACAATGTTATGTGGCCCATCGGAATACCAGGAATAGACAAAGTATCTTGAAAAGCTTTGGATAAAGGAATCCAGGATTGTGGTTTAAACTTAACAGGTTGAGATAAAAACTTTGACGTTTTAAATTTCTCTAAATCAAAAGTGCCTTTTATTGCCTTTGATACTGTTGAAGTTAAACTTTCTTCTTTTTTAGATTTTGCCATAGGTTAAGGTTATTCTTCGTCTTTAAATAAATCATCAAATTCTTCTTCATCAAACTCTTTCTTCTTTTTAACATTCAACTGTAAACCAGTTGCTTGTTTAGCAGGGGGTGGTGTAACTACTTCTTCTTCAGAATCATCTGAATCAGCAGGTGTTAACCATTCTTGAAGAGTTTGTTTCATTTCTTCGAATTCGTATTTTTTAAATAACGACATAACATCAGGTTGTTCAGCTAACCAAGATTTATTTTGGTTATTATCCTCGCTCAATGGAGTAGTTTTAGTACGTACACGAGCAGTAGATTTGTTAAACTTAGTACCTGTAACTTCTGGACCTACTGTATCAACAATAAAGTCACGACCATCCATAATATCAGTATAATCACCAATATCTTCATCTTCGGCCATGCTTAATAATTCGAGATACATTTCTTTACCAAATTCCCAAAGGCGAACACCCTTGTCTTCTTCACCACGTACGAGTACTGGAGCGAAGATACGGAGTTTTGGTTCTATTTTTTTGGCTAATTGCCAGTTTGCCTTATCGCTTGTTTTACGCAATTGAGATGCGAATTCAACGATAGGGTCTTTTTCCCCAAAATTAGTTAAAGCAATCATCATCCTGTTTCCGATGTTGTAGTGAATGTGCACTTCACGGAACGGATTTGCTTTATCAAATTTAGATGGAACAATGCGGACTGTAGCTTTTCCTACAGACGGTCTCCAAAAGTTCTTGGCGCGGTCTTCATTTTTACCACCACCACCTTTCTTCTGTTGGAGAGTGCTGAGACGTGATTTGATTGTTTTTAAATCCATATAACTTGTTTTTTATGTTTTCGTAAATATAAGATGGAAAACTGTGGTCTCCAAATTTTTCTTATCTATTGTCTATATAAATTAAAACCTGACAATAATATTCAATGAAATGTTCATTCCATAGGTCCCATTTAATATCAACTCCATCAACTGCGAATACTTGATGGTTGGGAAATTCTTTTAAATATAAATCTCTAAATGCTCTAAAATTTGCTTTTTCTTCAGGTGTACATAAATGCCACTCACCAACAACTTTCTTTACGTTTTGT